ACAATTACTGTTGGTGCAAGTGGTGATACTGTAAGTTTAGCTAGTGGTGCTTCTCAATCAGGTTTTGGAAGATCAGGAACTGTAGATTGGCAAACAGGAAGTATTAAAACAGGAGATTTTACAGCTGTAAATGGACAAGGGTTTTTTGTAGATACAAATGGTGGTGCAGTTGTAGCTACTTTACCAGCAGGATCTGCAGGTGCAATTGTCTCTTTTCAAGATTATAGAAATACTTTTGATACGGCTAGTTTAACAGTATCACCAAATGGTTCTGAAAAGATTAATGGTGGGGCTGGTGGTGTTATATTAAGTACAGAAGGTGAAGGAATCACTTTAGTTTATATTGATTCAACTATTGGTTGGAGATCAATTCAAGATAATGATTTTGCAAATGTAGGAAGTAACTTTATTGAAGCAACAGGCGGTAACACTACAATTACTTGCGGAGATTTTAAGACACATATTTTTACAGGTCCAGGAACTTTTGCGGTTACTAAATCAGGCACTCCAGCAGGATCAAATGTGTTGGAATATTTAGTAGTAGCAGGTGGAGCAGGAAGTGGTAGTCCTAGTGAGGGTTCAGCTTATGCATCTGGAGGTGGTGGTGGAGGTGGTTTTAGGATGTTTACAACTGCACCCGGATCTAATTCACCTTTAAATGCGCCTGCTGGGTTAACAGCAAGTGTAGCATCTTTTCCAATAACAGTTGGAGGTGCAGGAGCATTTCCTGCAAATGGATCAAATTCAATTTTTTCAACAATAACATCAGCAGGTGGTGGAACTGGTGGTAGAGATAATAACAATGCACCAACTCAAAATCACGGAACTGCAGGAGGTTCAGGTGGTGGTGCTGGCGGTGGTTGTGGATCAGGTGGTGCGGGAAATACTCCCCCAGTTAGTCCAGCACAAGGTTCATCTGGTGGTAGTAGCACCGGTGGAGGAAATACTGGTGGCGGAGGTGGCGGTGGCGCTGGAGCTGTAGGTAGTAATGCTTCTCCAGGCACAGGTGGTGCTGGTGGAGTAGGTTCTTACATAGCAGATTCATTTATAGGCCCAACTGCTCCAAGTTATGGAGAATCAGGACCAGTTTCAAGCACAAGATATTTTGCTGCTGGCGGAGGTGGCGGTGGTGGTTATTCAAGTGGATCAGGAACAGGTGGAAATGGTGGTGACGGTGGCGGTGGAAATGGTAGTGGAGTTGGATCTGGAGGTAATGGAACAACTAATACCGGCGGTGGCGGCGGTGGTGGAAAAGGTGGCACAGGAGGAGCTACTAATGGTAGTAGTGGTATAGTAATGATAAGATATAAATATCAATAGTTGAATGATAATTAAAATTAATATATAAGGAGAAATATTATGGCACATTTTGCAAAACTAGGAGCTAACGGAAAAGTTATTCAAGTGTTAACTATGGATAACGATAAAATGAAAAATGCTGATGGTGTTGAAGACGAAACAGTAGGTCAACAGTGGTTAGAAACACATAACAACTGGCCTGCACAAATGTGGATTCAAACATCATATAATACATCAGGTAACAAACATAATTCAGGTGACGACTCAAAAGCATTTAGAGGAAACTATGCAGGTATAGGTTATGAGTGGGACGAAGATAATCAAATCTTCTGGCCTAAAAAACCATATGCATCTTGGGTAAAAGATACAGTAACTGCACAATGGAAATCACCAATTGGTGATGCTCCCGCATTAACTGCAGAACAACAATCACAAAATGAAGCTAATACTCATTTATGGATTTATGATTGGAATGAAGAAGGCCAGTCCTGGGACTTGACAGACGCAAAAGCATAAATTAAAAAGGTATGTGGTATGCAAAAGAAAGTATTAACTGAGCAAGCATTATATTATGGTGACGTATCAATGCCTAAAGATTGGGACATTGATAGAAATAGATTATCAGAAGATATTATAAAGTCGACAGTCAAAAATGAAAGTTTTCCGTTTTCACGAGCTTTTGACATGTTAGATACTTATATGAGAGAACACATATTTTTAAAATATGAGTTTACTTTAATTGGCAAAGATAAGTGGGGTAACTTTTATAAACCTGGTGAAACTTCACAACCTTTTATAAATGTAGATCCAGTGGATTTAAAAAACTCACCAGATTATACATTGTTGTATGGTGTAAAAGTTAAAAACTGCATGGTTCGAATACACTATGAAGACAATAGACGTAAAGGTAGATCTTGGGATATAGAACTTAAAAATAATATGTTTATTATGTTTCCATCAACAAATATGTATTACATAACAAATAAACAGAAAGATAGTTTGAATTTTGTTCAAACAATAGCTTATGAATTTGTTTAATCATTATTGGTATTTTAAATCTGCACTAACACCTAAATTTTGTGATGAAGTTATTAAATATGCAAATCAACAAAAAGAAAGTATGGCAAGAACAGGTGGATATGATAAAGAAGAATTATCAAAAGAAGATATTAAAAATATACAGAAAAAAAGAAAATCAGATTTAGTATGGCTTGATGATACTTGGATATATAGAGAATTACATCCATATGTGCACCAAGCAAACAGAGAGGCTGGTTGGAACTTTGAGTGGGAAAGAAGTGAGTCTTGTCAATTTACAAAATATAAATTAAATCAATATTATGATTGGCATTGTGACGGTTGGAATAAACCTTATGAAAAAGAAGGACCTGAAAAAGGTAAAATTAGAAAACTATCTATGACTTGTCAATTAACAGATGGTTCAGAATATAGCGGTGGAGAATTAGAATTTGATTTTAGAAACTATGATCCACATATGAGAGACGAATCAAAACACAGAATACAATGTAAAGAGATATTACCAAAAGGTTCTATAATTGTGTTTCCTAGTTTTGTTTGGCATAGAGTTAAACCAGTAACATCAGGCACAAGATACAGTCTTGTGGTATGGCATTTAGGAAGGCCTTTTAAATAATGTTTATAAACACATATTTTCCAACAATAGTTTGGACTGAAAACAAACCAGAATTTGTTAAATCTTTAAACAAAGTTAGCAATAAATATATTTCTGATTCTCGAAAGAGAGAAAAAAATTATATAAAAGAATATGGTGATTTTGGAAGATCGTATCACTCAACAGCGTTAACAAATGATAATGATTTTTTAGATTTTAGAAATTATGTAGGTCAAAAATCTTGGGAGTATTTAGATCATCAAGGTTATGATATGTCTCAATACACAACCATGTTTACTGAACTATGGGTTCAAGAATTTGCTAAAAAAGGTGGTGGTCATCATTCAGCACACATACATTGGAATCAACACGTGTCAGGTTTTTACTTTTTAAAATGTAGTGATAAAACTTCTTATCCTGTATTTCACGAACCAAAGACTGGGGCACGATGCACAAAATTAAAATTAAAACCAAATTTAAAAGGTGTATGGCCCGGTCATGAACAATTTCATTTAAAACCAAAACCAGGAACATTAATTATATTTCCAGGTTATTTAGAACATGAATTTTCAGTAGATCATGGCAAAGAACCTTTTAGATTTATACATTGGAATATACAAGCGGTACCAAAAGAAATGGCTAAAGATGTTTAAAGATAAAAAGTATACAATTATTCGTCAAGCAATATCAAAAGATCTTGCAACTTTTCTTGCTAATTATTTTTTAATGCAAAAACAAGTTTATGACACTTGTCAAAAAGAAAGATACTTTTCACCATTTGAAAATATATTAGGTCAATATGAAAGTGCAGATGGACAAATACCTCACACATATGCTCAATATGGAAATATTGCTATGGAGACTTTATTACTTAAATGTCAACCAAGTATGGAAAAAGCAACAAAATTAAAATTATATCCTGCTTACACATATGCTAGAGTATACAAAAAAGGTGATGAACTTAAAAGACACAAAGACAGATTTAGCTGTGAGATATCTACCACCATGAATTTAGGTGGAAACGATTGGCCTATATATTTAAGCCCTAATGAAAACGTAGGGATTCCGGAACACGCAGGTGGTAAAAAAGGAATTACTGTATCTAGTAAAGCAAAAGGTATTAAGGTCGATTTAAAACCAGGAGATATGTTGATTTATAGGGGTCAAGAATTAGAGCATTGGAGAGAGAAATTTAAAGGTACAGAATGTGTGCAAGTATTTTTGCACTATAATAATCGTAAAACGCCAGGGGCAAGAAATAATATGTTTGATACTCGTCTACATTTAGGTCTTCCAAATTGGTTCAGACGATCTAGTTTTTCCTTCAATTTATAACATGGCTTTTTATTATTCGCTATGATATAATTCTTAGATGGAGGCAGGGCACCACCACATACCCCCTGTCTCCTTTTAAGGATTTATTATATGTATTTTGGAGGAACACCCTTTGCAGCGTCTCCTTTTGGAGATCCCGGTTTTAACCCTAATGCCTTTGTTAATGTTACAGGTTCTAGAATTAACGAATCTACTGGAACTGTATCATTAGTAGGTAAAGCTAATTTTGCAGTAACTGGTAGTAGAGTAAATTTCTCTATAGGTAACACAAGTGTTATAGAGGGTGTTGGTGTAATAGTTACACCTGATGGATCACAACTTAATATTTCAACTGGAGATCCAACTGTAGTTGCTGAAGCTTTATTTGCACTTACGGGAAGTAGAGTAAATTTAAATACAGGAACACCAACTTTTGCTTTTAAATATCCAGTATCAGGAAGTAGAGTAAATTTAAATACAGGATCACCAACGATAGTTGGTAAAGCAACTGTTGAGCCTGATGGTTCTCAAGCTAGTTTAAGCACTGGAACTGTAACTATTTCTGCAGATGCTAATTTTTCTGTAACAGGTAGTAGAGTAAATTTAACTATTGGTAACGCTGATGTAGCAGCAAACGCAACAGTTTCTGTAACAGGAAATAGAGCAAATTTATCTTCTGGAACAGTAACAATAACTGCTGACGCAACTATTCTACCTACAGGGTCTAGAGTAAATTTAGCTACATCAGATGTTTTAATTAGAAAATGGGATGGTATAGTGCCAGGAGTTTCAATGACTTGGGATAGTGCAACTTTTCCAGAGAAGAGAGCATAGGAGAATAAATGTATTTTGGAGGATCATCATTTTCAGCAGCGCCTTTTGGAGCAACAGCAGGACAAAGTATTAGAGCTTCAGTTAGTGGTAGCAGAGTTAATTTAAGCACAGGTTCTCCTACAATTACAGGTGGAGTTGTTATTACTCTTTCAGGTAACAGAATAAACGCAAGTATAGGTAACGTTACTACTAGAGTTGACCAAGTATTTACTGTATCTGGCAATAGAATAAACCTTGCAACAGGTACGGTAGATGTGATATCATGGAACCCGATTCCCCCAGGGGTAAATCAAACATGGGTCCCTATTGACCCACTAAACCCATAGGAGAAATATGGCATCAAGTACGTCGAGTGATTTAAAACTAGAATTAATTACAACAGGTGAAAAGTCTGGTACCTGGGGTACAATTACAAATACAAATTTACAAATATTAGAACAAGCGGCTAGTGGTTATATTGCTGTTGATGTTGCATCTAGTGATGTAGCTTTAGCTCTATCTAATCATGCTGTATCAAACGGTAAAAATTTATACTTTAAATTTACAGGAACTTTAGCTGCAAATAGAACGGTTACAATGCCTGACTCTGCAGAAAGAGTATTTATAGTAGAAGATGCAACCACTAGATCATCAAGTAATTATACATTAACAGTTAAAACAGTGTCTGGCACAGGTATTGCGCTACCTATAGGATCTAAATGTTTATTATACTCAGATGGTACAAATGTAAATTTAGGTATAAGACAAAAAGGTTATTATACACCAACAACTGCATATACTGCCGTAGATGGAGATCAACTATTAATTGATACGTCTGGAAGTGGTATTGGATCAGCTGTTACTATAACTTTACCAGCGTCACCAGCTGTAGGTTCAGAGGTTCATTTTATAGACAGTGGTAATAACTTTGCATCAAACAATTTAACCATAGCTAGAAACAGTTCAAATATTTTAGGTTCGGCATCTAATTTAGTAGTGTCTACCAATGGCGCTGCTTTTACTTTAGTATTTGTAAATTCAGCAAGAGGCTGGGCTTATAAAGATAAAATATAGGAGCACGGATCATGGCTCTAATTGAGTACAAATTTAAACCCGGTATAGATAAACAAAATACCGAATCAGGAGCAGAGAATCGTTGGGTTAATTCTGACAACGTAAGATTTAGATATGGCCTACCAGAAAAAGTAGGTGGTTGGTCCTCTCTTATAACCGATACAATTGTTGGTGTTGCTAGAGCACAACACGCTTTTGTCGACATAGCTGGTAATAGATATGTTGCAATAGGCACAGATAAATTTTTACTGTTATATTTTGAGGGGCAAGTTTATGATATTACTCCACTTAAAACTACTCTAACTTCTGCAACCATAGCAACTACAAGTGGATCAGCTACTTGTACGATTACAAAATCAGGACATGGTTTATCTATTGGAGACATAGTTCAATTAGATAGTGTTACACTACCAAGTGGTACAGGATTTAGTGCATCTGATTTTGAAGATAAAAATTTTCAAGTAATTACAGTTCCAACATCTAGCACATTTACGATAACACAATCATCTAATGCTAGTGGCACCGTATCAACAGGTGGTAGTTTAAGTATTAAACCCTATGAGCCTGTAGGACCTAGAGCACAATCATATGGTTATGGTTGGGGTATCGCTGGTTGGGGTAGTGGTAATTGGGGAGAAGCAGCAACTGCATCTGATGTAACACTAGAACCAGGTTTATGGTCTTTAGATAATTTTGGTCAAGTGTTAGTTGCAACAGTATTAAATGGTAAAACTTTTACATGGAATGCTGGAGCTTCAACACCTTTAGAAAATAGAGCGTCTACAACGACATCTGGTTTTGCTACAGGAAGTAATCCAACAGCAACAAGAGTCAGTTTAATTTCACCAACAACTAGACACTTATTACATTTTGGAACAGAAACGACTATTGGAGACACAACCACACAAGACGACATGTTTATAAGATTTTCCGATCAGGAAGATATTAACACCTATACACCTTCAGCTATAAACACTGCAGGAACATTAAGATTACAAGATGGCACAAAGATCATCGGCGCGCTAAAAGCAAAAGAAGTTATCTTGATCTGGACTGATAATGCATTGTATACGATGAAGTTTATAGGTGGTCAGCTTGTGTTTGGTCTAGAGCAAGTGGGAACCAACTGTGGACTAATAGGTCAAAACGCTGTTGTTGAAATAGATGGGGCTGCGTTTTGGTTAAGTTCAAAAGGTTTCTTTCTGTATGATGGTACAGTCAAAAGTATACCATGCACAGTAGAGGACTTTGTGTATGATGATTTTGATACGACAAAAGGACAGCAAGTTGCAGCTGGATTAAATAACTTGTACACAGAAATTACTTGGTATTATCCATCATCTAGTTCTGAATACAATGATAAGTATGTTGTATTTAATTATGGAGAATCTGCAGGTGTGCCAGGGGGTGTCTGGTATACAGGAACAGAAGCTAGAACAAGTTGGATTGATTCAAATGTTTATCCAAATCCTTTTGCTACAAAATATGATTCTACCGCAGATGGCACATTTCCTGTTGTAGTTGGTCAAACAGGTTTAGGACAAACAACTTATTTTGAACATGAAGTAGGCACAGATCAAATTAATCCAAATGGTACAACAACCACGGTTACATCATTTATAGAATCTTTTGATATAGACTTACAACAAAGGGGTAAAGATGCACAAGGTAGATCAACTGGACCAAAAATTGCAGGAGAGATATTTCTAGCTATGAGAAGATTTGTACCAGATTTTAAAACATTACAAGGTAATGCTAAAGTTAGTTTAGATGTAAAAAGATATCCTCAACAATCTTCTACACAAACAGGTCTAAGTCCTTTTACAATAACATCTAGCACAGATAAAAAAGATACAAGAGCTAGAGGTAGATTTATAAGTGTTAAAATAGAAAACGATGCCACAAGTGAATCATGGAGATTTGGCACATTAAGATTAGACTTACAACCGGATGGAAGAAGATAATGACTAAAATAAATATAAGAATACCAGAACCAAAAACAGAATATGACATATCTAATCAAAAGCAAATTAATAGAGCTTTAACATTAATGAAAGATCAATTGAATTCTACTTTTTTAGATGAAATAAAACAGGATT